GGAGGTGGCACAGGTGGTCGCGGTGCGGCTACATTTGGTGCAATAAATCCAACAGCAGGAACTGCTAACACAGGTGGCGGCGGAGGTGGAGGTGGAGGTATCTCCAGTGATGCAGCATCATCAGGTGCAGCAGGCGGATCAGGTATTGTTATAGTAAGATATGCAATCTAACAAGGGGGAAAAATGAAAGACAATGTAACAAAAATAAAAGATAAAAAGAAAACACAATGTTTTAGTTATGAAGTAACAATGTTAGTTCATATCATAGCTGATGATGAAGTAACCGCTAAGAACCAACTTGATGAAAAAGGTGGAATAGTTACAAAGCGAGATGTTAAGTTAGTAAACTCAACAGTTCTCTACGGAGAAGATAAGGAAAAATAATGGCTCATTATGCAAAGGTAGAAGATGGTGTAGTGACACAGGTCATTGTTGCCGATTCTAAAGAATGGTGTGTTGCTAACCTAGGTGGTGACTGGGTTCAGACTTCATACAATACTCACGGTGGAGTTAACAACCGTCAAGGTGGAGAGGCACTACATAAAAACTATGCAGGTATTGGTTATACTTGGGATGGCATTGGATTTGCTGCTCCACGACCATATGCTTCTTGGTCTTTAAACTCAGATACTTATTTGTGGGAAGCACCAGTTGCTATGCCAACTGATGGCAAGCGTTACTCTTGGGATGAAGCAACCACATCTTGGGTTGAAGTAGCTACAGAGCTTTAAAAAATAAATTTTATAGCCCCGCTTAGGCGGGGTTTTTTATTTAAGGAGAATAATGGCATACGGCGATGATATTACCGAAGGCATACCCTACGTATTATCTAATCCTGCAGGTGCTACCAATTACTCAGCTACCGGCGTTAACTATGATATGGCTATCGCCGGTTTGCCATTTTTTATTGCAGCCTCCGATGACACACCATATCGCAGAGTAACTGCTAGGTATCGCAAAGAGCAGTATGACCAGACTAGAGAAGCTGGTGAGCAATCTTTAACTGGTTGGTGGTTTAGATCTCAGTCAACCTTTCACCTTGGCGCTGGTATTAAATACTTTGAACCAGCACAGGATGAGTCACTTCGTTTTCAGTTTGCAGAATCAAAAGGTGTAGAGGTCTTTACTAAGGGACAAGTTACCTTACTAAATACAGTAGCTTCATTTAACTCAGGGTCAGCAGCGCCACAGTTGATAGGCGTTAATGATGGTACTAATGATTGTATTGTTATAACAGATGGTAATGCTATAAAGAAAATTACATCTGGTGGTACATCTACTACCTATACCCAGGCTGGTACAGCATCTACCATTTATAGTGTTACCACTAATGGTAAACAGTATTTCTTTGTTAATGGTACCCACGTTCATAGGGGTAATCTTGCTGGTACAACTAGTGATACTGAAATTTATAATGCTTCAAGCACTACTAGAGCAACTATTAGATTTGTTAAACAACGTTTAATTGCTGCTATAAATAATAGTTTGTATGAACTAGATGCTAACCACTCTTCAGGCGCACTACCTGCTGTTTTATTTACTCATCCTAATACCTCTTGGGTATGGTCATCTATATCAGAAGGACCTAATGCTATTTATGTATCAGGGTATGATCCAAATGGCACATCCTCATCAGTATTTAAAATTGTTCTAGATGTTACAAGCGCCAATGGTTTAGGATTTCCAAGCCTTGAAACACCTACAGTTATTATTGACTTACCAGATGGTGAGCGAATTAATGACTTTGATGTATACCTTGGCACTTATGCTGTGCTTGCAACCAGTAAGGGATTTAGAGTAGGTGTATCAGATACTGATGGAAACATTCAGTATGGTCCATTATTATTTAGTGAGGCTGCCTGTACTTCAATAGCCTTCAGGGATAAGTTTGCTTATATTGCAACTACTGTTGATGGAGAAGCAGGTCTAGTAAAAGTAGATCTATCTACTACTGTAGTATCGGGTAGTTTAATATTTCCTTGGGCTTATGATTTAATTGCAGATGACGTAGCTGCTGCAGCTAGTCAAGTAACATTTTTCGGTAATACCGATAGAGCAGCCTTTAGCTCTGGTAATAATATTTACGCTGAGTCTACTACCGATAAGGTAGCAAGTGGTTATATACAAACAGGATTTGTCCGATATAACACATTAGAGAATAAATTATTTAAATTACTTAATCCTAGAATAGATACCACAGATGGTGCTATCAGTATGCAATCTGTAGATTATGAGAATACTGAGTATAACCTAGGTAACTTTGCTCAAGGAACTCCAACTACTGAGATAGGTATACCTTATCCTGATGGAGCGCAAGAGTATCTTGCATTTAAATTTACTTTTACTAGGTCATCTAGTGATGCAACTAAGGGTCCACTATTTACTGGATATCAACTAAAGTCTTTACCTGCTGTACCTCGCCAACGAATAATCCAGTATCCACTATTTTGCTACGATCACGAGAGCGATAATATGGGTGTTGAGGTTGGGTATGAAGGATCAGCCTATGACCGGTTGATTCAATTAGAAGCGGTAGAGAATGTAGGAGACACAGTTAGAATAGAAGATTTTAGAACTGGTGAATCCTATATTGGATTAATTGAAGAGCTTGACTTTATAAACAAAACCCCTAGCGATAGACGATTCTCCGGATACGGCGGAATGTTAATGGCTACTATTAGATTGATATAAAAATATGACACCTAACGACTGGGCAGCACTAGCCGTATCTGTTATAAGCATCATCGGTGCTTTAGCGATGGGCGTAAGGCACTTAGTAAAACATTATCTGTCTGAACTTCGCCCTAATGGTGGATCAAGTCTAAAAGATTCGGTTGACCGATTAGAAAGACAAGTGGAGGAAATAATAAGTATACTTATCAACAAAAAATAAATAAGGGAGAATAATGGTTACAGTTTACACATTACCAGATTGTGTGCAATGCGATATGACTAAGAAGTTATTAGATAGAAGTAAAGTAAAGTATGAAGTAATAGATATAAGCCAAGACCAAACCGCTAAAGAAACTGTAGAAGATTTAGGATATAAACAAGCTCCCGTTGTTATATACGATAAGTTTCACTGGTCAGGATTTAGACCTGATAAAATTAATGCACTACATTTACTACTACTAGAAAAAGGCGTAGCTTGAAAGAGGAAATAAAGAATGACAACTGTTGCCAAGAAAGCCACACCCGCTGCAATTGCTGTACTGCGACAAGCAACAGCGCTGTGGCCCAAGCGCAAGAAAGCCTCAGACGGACTCTTGCCTTCATTGGCGCATATCAAGCAAAGCCCTAACTCAGACCACAATACAGGGTATGCGGTAGATTTAACCCACGATCCTAAAAATGGTGTTGATTGCTTTGATATCTACGAAAGATTAAAAGAAGATAAACGAGTTAAGTATTTGATATTTACCGGTAAAATTTGGTCAACTAAGAATGGTGAAACCAAATATACTGGGTCGAATCAGCATAATAAACATCTACATATTTCCATCAAAGATGACTGCGGTAATGATAAATCACCCTGGTTTGGCTGGATGGGAAAAGCAACACCACTCAACAAACTGGTAGCGGTAACAAAACCATTACCAAAAAAGGAGAATCAATGAAAGACCTCATTGCTAAGTTAAAGAGTAAAAAGACTAAGGCTGCAATTAAGTCTTATCTTCGCGCTGTTTTAGCATCAGCAGTAACTATGGGTCTAGCACTAGCTGCTGACCTTGCACCTGAATATGCGATCCTTATCGGATCTATCGCAGGACCACTGGCTAAGTGGGCAGATAAGACTGAGAAAGAGTACGGTCTAGGATCAGAGTAATTTAGTTTTACTGCGAGGTAATACGGAGGCCACCCTTAACTGGGTGGCTTCTTTTTTGTTGCCTAAATTTCTCTGTTGGGATTATCTATCGGGCAAGGAACTATTACTAGATTGCCACAGTTAACACAGGTTGCATCTAACATATACCAAGAGATCTCATAGTTATCAAAGGTAGCTAAGATTGAAAATACTTTTGAACCACAAGGACAAGCGTGTATTGGACCTAGAGAACGTAAATCAGTACCGAACTTTGGCGGAAGGTTCTCTTTATTTTTCCGCA